CAGGGCCGCGCCATCCAAGGCCAGTTCATCGAGCTTCCGGCCGAGGAAGCCGAGGCCTTCATCGCCAAGGGGCACGCCGTTGCAACATGAGGACTGGACGCTGCACCCGAGCCTCTGCCGGCCGGGCAAGCGCGTCTACAGCCGTTTTGAGCCGAACGGAGATCTCGTCTTCATGGAGGAGTGGGACGACGATCTCGCCCTCGAACAGGCCGCGCAGCAGCGGGAGATCGGGCAGGGCAAGGACATGCGCAACCTCGCCGTGATCCCCGACAGCGTGAAGGCGCGCGCGCTCCGGGAAGGCTGGTATTTCGACGAGAGGGCCTGGAAGCGATGGATGAACGACATCGACAACCGGAAACTCCGTGTCGCTGAGGGCCGCGCCTGATGGGTCCCGCCTACTACGACGACATCAAGAACGCGGTCCTCGGCCTGACATTGCGGTCGGGCGATCCCGCGTTCCTGGCGGACTTCCCGCGCCAGGTGGCGGCCGCAGCTCAGCGCATCAACTTCGGTGGCGACCCCACCTTGCCCCTCTACAGCCCGCCGCTACGGGTCAGGGGCATGATGAAGACGGTCCAGCTTACCGTCGAGAATGGCGTGGCCACGGTGCCGGACGACTATCTTGAGGGCAAGCGTCTGACCTGGGACAGCGACGTCGCGTTCCCGCTCCAGTATCGCTCGCCGGAGGAGTTCTGGAACTACCGACTTTATGGGTCCGGTCTGCCGATCGCGTTCACGGTCGAGGGCTTCACCCTGACCCTGGCGCCGGCAGTATCTGGCACGGCGACGCTGACCTACTACAGCCGGTTCACGCTCGAGGGCGATGAGATCACAGACCGCTTCGGCGCGTCGATCACGACGCGCGACGGCGCGGAGATCGAGGAGCGGCACGGGGGAACACCGAACTGGCTGATGGAGAACGCGCCCGCGCTCGTCGTCAACGCGGTGCTGATCGAGAGCTGGAAGTTCCTGCGCAATAACGAACGCACGCAGGAGGCGTTCACCGAGTACGTCGCGGCCGCGGGCGGCCTCAACATCACGGAAACGAAGGCCCGGACGTCGATGAGCACGCTCCGGCCGCGCATCAGAGGAGCGACCATCCCATGAGGGTGCACTTGCACGGCATGACCGCCGACGGGCAGTGGCGGCCGATCATCGTTGGCGAGCAGGGTTTCGGTCTCGCGGGGGGCTCGTCGGGCGCGCCGTCAGCCTCGCCGCTCGTTCAAGGCTGGTCCTACGTGGCGGCATCGGGCGGGATCGAGAACACCTCTGACGTGACGCTCAAAGCCGCGTCAGGGGTCAAGAAATACAACTATCTCACGGCGCTTCAGATCATTAACGCGGACGCATCGGTCGGGACCGAGGTCGTGGTCAAGGACGGAAGCACGACAGTCCTTTGGCGGTCATACCTGCCGCCGATGCCGGAAGGTGCCGTGCCTGCGCCCATGGTCGTCACTTTCCCCCAACCGCTCGTCGGGTCGAACAACACCGCCCTGACCTTCGCCGCTATCACGAACGGAGCGTTGGTCTACGTCAACGCGCAGGGGTACGTGAGCGGCCCGCCGAACCAAGTCGAACTCGAGTCCAACACTGTGAACGAGATCTACAACCGCAACGGCGACCTTGTGACCGATCGCGCCGGCGCAACCATCTACGCAAGGAGCTTCTGACATGGCCGGTATTTATGAGCTGACGGACACTTGGAACAGCGGCGGCACGACTTTCTCGGCCGTCAAGATGAACGTGACGGACTCGGCGTCTGCGTCCGGGTCCAAGCTGATCGACCTTCAGGTCGGCGCTGCGGAGAAATTCGCCGTGACCAAGACCGGCCTGACCCGCACGGCAGGCGCGGTGAATATCACGGACGCCACCGCGACCGCTCTGACGGTCGGGCCGAACGGGACCACGAACCCCGCGCTCGCGGTGGATGCCTCTGCCGCCACTGCCGCCACGGGCCTCAAGGTGACGGCCAAGGCCGAAGCCGCCGGCGCGGCGCTTGCCGTCGTGTCCTCGGGCACGAACGAGAACCTCACCATCGACGCCAAGGGCTCGGGGACGGTCACGATCAACGGCACGGCCACCGGCGCCATTGCGCTCTCGCGCAACACGGCCGTCACGGGCACGCTGGCCGCCTCGGGCAACTTCGCGATCAACACCGACAAGTTCGCCGTGACCGCAGCCTCCGGCAATACCGCCGTGGCTGGCACGCTTGCGGTGACGGGGGACGTTGCAGTTGCCACCAACAAGTTCAACGTCACGGCGGCCTCGGGCAACACGGCAATCGCCGGCACGTTGGGCGTTGCTGGCGACGTGGCCGTGGCGACCAACAAGATGACGGTCGCGGCCGCGAGCGGTAACACCGCTATCGCCGGAACCCTCGGTGTGGCCGGTGACGTCGCCGTGAACACCGACAAGTTCACCGTGGCGGCGGCCAGCGGCAACACGGCGATCGCCGGTGACACCACCATCGGCGGTAGCCTTTCGGTGGCCGACGAGCTCACGATCGACGCCGGCGAAAACGAGAACGGCCCGGTGGTCATCACGGGCGAGATTGCCACGGCCGGCACGGACGCCGGCGCAGCGGGCCACACAGACGGCGCGGTCGCGTCCCATGTGCTGATCATCAGCGTCGGCGGGACGCCGTACTATGTCCCGCTCTGCGCGATCAACACCACGACCTGATAGGGCATGCGCCCAAAGCAGCCCATCCCCTTCGGCGAGTTCGCGCCAGACCAGTCGGTCATCAGCGGCCAGAGCCCCCTGATCAAGGGCGTTCTGCCGCTGTCCGGCCGGTATGGGCCGCTCCCGGATCTCCAGCAGGTCCGCGCCGGGTCAATGATCAACGACCCCTGCATCGGGGGTAAGTCGTTCTACGACTCGGACGGCTTCCCGGTCACGTTCCTTGCCGATCACGGCCGGCTCTATCGGGTGGTGGGCAAGATCCCCTCCGACGTGTCGAAGTCGGGCGGGTATGCGTTCTCGTTCGACTGGGGCGTCACCTTCGAGCAGTTCGGCAACAACATCGTGGCCGTCGGCCGCGGCGTGAACCCGCAGCGGTACATCCTGGGGTCCTCGGAGGCTTTCGCGGACCTCGACAACGCCCCGCAGGGCGACACGGTGTTCCGCATCCGCCAGCATCTGTTCATCTGCTCGGGCAACACGGTCAACTGCTCGGGGTTCAACAACATCACCCAGTGGACGCCATCGCCTGAGACGCAGGCGTTCATCAACGAGGTGAACCAGTCGGCCGGCCTCATCGTGGCTGGCTGGGGCGGCGAGCAGGGCGCCATCTTCCAGGAGCGGGGCATCATCCGCCTGACCTACACCGGCGGGGCTGCACCGTTCATCTTCGACGAGGTAGAAGGCGGCCGCGGCGTCTGTGGGCCGCACGCCTGGGCGCCTTGGGGCAAGATCGCCTTCTGCGCTGCGGAGGACGGGTTCTACACGTTCGACGGCTTGTCCGCGACGTCCATCGGCGGCAACCGGGTGGATCGCTACTTCGCCAGCCGGCTCAACTACGGCTATCGCCATCGGGTCTGGACCGCCATTGATGCGAAGCGCAAATGCTGGATGGTCGCCTACCCGACCGACGGCGCGATCTGGCCGACCGAGGTCCTGATCTACTCGTGGGCCGACGACAAATGGACCACGGATGAGTTCGACAGCCAGTTCGGGCTTGAGATCCATCGTGAGCCGGTCGACGCCGACGACGAGGCGGGCCTGATCGAGTTGTTCGGCACCGCCAACGCTGACGATGAGGCGTTCGCCAACGTCTCGGCGGACAGCCCGATCTTCCGCGAAAGCCGGAAGGAATGGGCGACGGTCAACGGGGACCGGCAGCTCTGCCAGTTCACCGGTGCCAACCGGGCCGCGACGCTCTCGACGGGGACCTACGACGTGGCGGGGCGAAAGACGTTCGTCTCCGAGCTCTGGCCCATCGTCGACGCGGCACCGGAGCATGTGACGGGACAGGTGGCAACGCGGCTCAAGCGCCTCGACGAGGCCGAGACGGTTTCACCCGAGTCCCAGATGAATTCCGAGGGTTTCTGCCCGGTGTTAGCCGAGGGGCGCTACCAGCGCGGCATCGTGAACATCGCCGCCGGGGCGACCTGGACCGAGGCGACGGGCCTCCATACCGACGCGGGAGAGAGCGGTGAGCGCTGACGGCGGCGGCACGCAGTTCGTCTTCCCGCCGGGCAAGACGCCAGACCAGCTCTATCAGACGCTCGTCGTCCTGATCTCGACGCTGAACCGGATCAAGACGGCCGATGCAACCGACCTGACGGCGGTCAATCAGGCGCTCACCGACGCGCAGCAGGAGATCAGCGACCTGTGGGAGGTGGTCGACGCAGGCGGCGTTGGCCTGACCCCGCAGCAGGCGTGGGAACTGTCGCTGGTGACCGCCGTCGCCACGATGCTCGGCTCTGTTTCGCACGCCGTGCTCGAAAGCATCAAGCAGAGCCAGATGGCGGCCGAGGCGGTCATTCGGTCCCTCCTGGAGGGCAAAAAGAACAGCGTCGCGATCCGCGTCGAGCAGCAGGCCAGGCTGACGGAGCGGGAGGTGTTCGCGAGCCAGATCGAGACCATTTCGGCCCAGCTCGGCAACGCGCTGGCGGCCATCGTGACGGAGACCACGGCGCGCACCAACGCGGACAACGCGCTCGCCGCGGTCGACCAGACCCTCACGACGGCGCTGAACGGCAACATTGCCCAGGTCAACATCCTGGCGGCCTCGTTCGACGGCATCGAGGGCCGGTTCGGTGTCGCCATCAACACGAACGGACAGGTCGTCGGCCTGATCCAGTTGGATGGCAGCGCGGCGGGATCGAATTTCACGGTGGTTGCAGACAAATTCCAGGTGGCGCAGCCCGACGCCGCTGGCGGCACGCCGGTTCCGGTGTTCACCATCGCCAACGTGGGGGGCACCAACAAGCTGGTCCTCAGGGGCGACATGATCGCAGACGGGACCATTACGGCGACGAAGATCAA